CGCCCCCTTGCCGTAGTAGCCCTGATTGTAGAGGTCGTCAATGGCTTTCTGGATGTCCTGCGACTGCTTACGGATGGCGTCGGCCTTCGCCGTCAGTGAGTCGTTCGTATTGGTGAACGCCGTGATGTTCTGCTGAAGCTGCTGCGCGGCTTGATTGATGGCCTCGGCGTGCTTGCGCGCGGCTTCACCAGAGGACAGCAGTCCGCCTACGAATCCTGCCACGCCACCGATGATGCCGCCTACGAGCGTGCCTAGACCCGGAATCACGCTGCCGGCGAGTGCGCCTGCCGCAGCGCCAGACGCTGCTCCGCCCAACGCACCGAGCGTGGTGTTCGTGGTCATTGAGCCAATGGTCGAGCCGATGCCGTAGCCAATCATCCCTACGCCGAGACCGCTCATCAGCTTGTCTGCCGTGGTGAGAGGGGCGGGCGTGGGAGTGGGCGTAGGCGGAGGCGTCTTGTTCTGCGCACCGGCCAGCGCCGGAGTCAGCGCGGTCCCGCTCAGAATGGCCCCGAACGACCCCTTCAGTCGCGTGATGAGGTCCTGCGCCACCATCTGCGCCACCATTTTCTCGAACGCAGCCAGAATGTTGTTCCACAGTTCGGTGAACGCATTCTTGCCCTTGTTGACCACGTTGACAAAGAAGTTCTCAAGCTGCGAGGCCAGCTCCCGACGCATATCCGTGATGAGCTTGGTCCCGCTCTTGCTGGCGTCTTCAGCGGCTTGTTCGGCATTCCGTAGTTCGTTAGTGGCACGGGCGCGGGCTTGCGCCAGCGCGACGACCGTCGCGTACTCGAGCAGCCCCGCCTGCGTAGTGAGGTCAATGCCCTTCTCCAGCGCATCGCGTCCGGCCGCTTCACCGGCCAGCACCACGCGCAGTTCGTCATGCGCGGCCTTGCTTTGATTCACTGCTTCGATCTCGCGCTGGATGTCGTTGATTTCCCGCTGCATCTCGGACACCGTCTTCTGCACGTCCTGTGCGGCTTTGTACGACGTCTTGAAGTGGTCAAGGGCAATCGCCGCGCGCTCGGTGGCCTCCGTCTCGGCAATGAGCGCCGCACGCGCCGCAGAGCTGAGTTGCGTTCCCTTCTCGGCCAGCGCCAGCGCCACGGCCTTCTTCACGCGCCAGTTATCAAGCGCCGTACCACCGGCAAGGATGGCCTGTTGTTCCGATTCCATTGCCTCACGCGACGCGCGCAGCTTGGGCACCGTTTCGGTGAGCACCCGTGCGCTTTCCTCCTTCACCTTTTTGGCGTCCTCGTCAGCTTTCTTGGCTGCATCCAGCGCATCCTTCAACGCCGTCTCCGACGTCACGTTGTCCCGTGCCGCAGCGTGCAGTTTCTGCGCCAGCGGGATGTGCGCTTGCAATGCTTGCGAATAAGTCATCGTGTACGCAGCGGTGCCTTTCAACGCTTCCTTTTGCTTGTCCCACTCTTCACTCGCTTTGGCGAGCACGTCAATCTCGAGCTTCTTTTGTTCGTAGGCACGCATCCCGCCAGCGGTCAACGCTGCCATCATTGCGTGATTATCGCTAGCGATCTTGGTGAACTTGGACATCTCCAAGTTTGCCTCTACGACTGCTTTCGTGTGCTGTTCGCGCGCGTGTTTCGCTTCTAGCGCAGCCTCGGCCTGCTTCTTTGATGCTTCGTCCGCAGCTTCTGCCGCTTCTAGTTCTTTGCTCGTGATGTGGTCAAGCAGCATCGAGAGCGCAGTACCGGCAAGAATGGCGATACCAATCGGCCCCCCAAGCGCCGTCATCGCCTTGTTCAGTCCGGCCATTGCCTGCCCCGTCAGCGTGGTCGCCGTGGCCAGCGCCTTCTGCGCCAATGCTGCTTCGCCGGTGGCCACAGCCAAGCGCGTCTCCGCAGCGGTGACGTTATTGGTCAGGATGGCCAAGTCAGCTTCTGACGCACCGAGCAGCGTGTTCGCGCGGAGCTTAGTCTGTGCTGCGGCCAAGCGCACTTCCGCCAAGTACACCTCGTTCGCGGCGCTGGCGCGCGTTGTCTCGAGCTGCGCGATGTTCGCCGCTGCGGTAGCACGGAGTTCGGTGTTGTATGCAATCAGTCCCTGAAGCGCACCGCTAATCCAGCGCGCTGCCATCACCGCTGCGAGCGCTTCACCAGCGGCAACTACAGTGTGAATGTTCTCAGCCAGAAGGTTGAGCGCATCCGCCAGCAGCGACGTCTGTTCTTTGGAGAACTCGAACTGCTCTTTGAACACGTTGCCCAAGTGTGCAATCGCACCGCCCAACGTGTCGCGCGCGGCGGCTGCGGCACCGCCGAACTTCGTCTCCAGTTCGCCGAGGATGATGGCCTGCGCTTTGGCTGCGTTGCCGCTGTCCACCAAGCTCTGCAGCATCGCCTTCTGCGACTCGTCAAACTTGACGCCGGCTCGCCCAAGTGCGGTCAGTCCCTCGGCGGGCATATCCAGCGCCTTGCCCACCATTCGCGCAGCGGTGGTCAAGTCAATGCCCATACGGGTTGAGAAGTCCAAGATGGCGGCGGATGCGCGTGGCACCACCGCGCCACCCATTCGGTCAAAGGTGAGCAGCACGCTCTGCATCGCCATCACGCTGTCGTGGGAGAACGTGCTGGTGTGTGCCAGCCCCTCGGCCATCTCCGACAGTTCTTCAGCGGTGAGCTTGGCTACGCCCCCCGTGGACTTGATCACGGCCTGCAACTGCGCAAAACTGTTCTGCGATTCGCTCGACCACTCGACAATCTTGTGAATGGCCTCGCCCACGGCCAGAAACGGAGCTACTTCCATCACCGTTTCCTTGATGCTTTCCATCGAGTGGTGCAACTGCTTGATGGACGTTTCCGTCTTGAGGGCAGTCGTGCCTACGCCGGACAGCGCGGTCTCCGCTGCACGGGCACCCGTCGCCAACCCCGACGCATCGAGCGTCAGCGCTACAGAATAGAGGTCCGCGCCACCGGCCATAGGTTAGTCCTCGCCTTCAGGTTCACTCAGTCCATCGTCCGTATCCAACTTGAACTTGTACCGCCGGTACTCGTACTCAACAGCCCACAACGCGTCAAGTTCTTCCGGGTCCAACGCAATGCCGTTGAGCGCGCAGTACGCGACCACGCGCTCCTCGGACAGCCCTGAGAATCCGCCCATCCCGTCCGCCGACCGGCGCGAATGCAGCTCGCACCAGTACCACCAGATATGCGCCACGCGCGCATCCAGCGGTGGACCGACCAAATCTTGCAGCGCAGCATCGCTGGTCGGCGCTGCGCGCTGCAAGTGTTGGCGAATGGTGCGACTGTCTCCCTCCGGCACGGCGTCCAGCGAAAACTGGTGCCGTGCGTAGCGCCGGAGGGACGCAATCAGTTTCCCAAGTAGTTGCTGATGTCATTGACGAAGGTGTCCACTTGCTGGCGAATCCACGGGAACTCCGTGTACACGCGTCGCACGTTGGCCTCGGTGCACTCGAGGAGGTCGTCCCCAAGCGCCACGCCCTGCCACGCCACCGTCTGCTTCACCAGCAGCGTCAGCGCCTCGGCCTCGGTCTCCTCAGCCGTGATTTTGCTGGCCTGCGCCAGCCCGCGCCGGAACCGCCGGTTGACCTGCACCCGCCGTTCAGCCCGCACCACGCCCGACTCTGCGCCGAGCAGCGTGATGGTCACGGGCTGCAACGACCCCTGCTCATCCTCAAACACCAGCGGCTCGCTGGTCTTGGGATTGAGCACGGCCATTGGCACGCCGACATCGGCTTTTGCCACGTTGAGGTCGGCCAAATTGAATCCTTTCTGCATCGTTGCTCCTGCGTTGGTGATTGGGTGATGCGCCGGTGCGGGGGGTTAGGCCGCACCGACGCGCGTGAACGACACCACGCCTTACGGCGTGCGCGTAACCTTGATGGTCGTGTCCGTAGCGTCCTTGTACGCGACCCACGAGTACTTCTGGACCAGCGGCTTGTTCATTCCGGGGTTCGGAATGCCAAGTGCCGTGAGCTTCACCTTCGCGAACGAGAAAGCGTATTTCTTCGCTGCCGCACCGCCGAGCGTGAAGGCGAGCGACGTGGCCGTGCGGTTCGCGTACTTCGTGTAGTACGTGGAGTCCGCGAAGTACAGCGAGAACGTGCCTTGCGCGTCAAAGTTGGCCAGCGCAAGGTCAGCGGGGTCCACCGACGAAAGCTGGTCGAGCGAGACCACGTTGTTCGTCAGCTCCATCGAGAAGTCCGTGACGCCGCTCATCGAACCCGCGCCACCTTCCTGCATCACTTGAATCGAGTCGAGCGGCGTCATCACGGTATTGACGCCCGCCGCCGTGGTGCCGCTCCAGACCGTCGTGCCGGACATCGTCGGGAACTTGCTCTGGAACGTCGTGTTGCACGTGATGACGTTGCCGGTGCTGATGCCGAACGACATCTTGGTCGGCACCGCGCCCAGATACTTCTGATACTGCGTGATGTCGGGGAACGCGCGCTCGAACGAGAAGCTCGTGCGCGTGGTGCCAATCTTTACGACGTTCGTGCTCCACGTGCTGGCGAGCAGCGCAGCAATCCAGTCCTCGAACTGCGTGTCGTACGACAGTTCGCTGTTGATTTGCAGCCCACCCGCCGCGCTGGTGTAGATGAGGTCCGCCACTTCGCGCGAGTTGGTGATTTCCGCACTCTTCGTCGTGTTGTACGACGCGGTGTCCGTGAGGCTGTTGTAGCGCACAATGCGGCCAGTTGGCGTGGCAGGAGTCGTCCCCCACGAGCTTTCCGCGATGTACGCGACTTGTTCTTTGTTGCTGATGGCATTCGGCATAGGGTTGCTCCTGCTATGCTAGGGATGAACGATGATGTAGTACGTGATGACCACGGGCAAACGTGCCCACGGGTCCACGTCGTTCTGTCGCATTGGTTGTGTCCGCACTTCCGACACAATCACCGGCGTTCCATCGGGCAGCGCCATCGCCGTCGTCAAGAAGGCGTGCTCGATAGCGTCTGCCAGCGCCAATGCGTTTTTCACGCCTGACCCGTCGGGAAAGGCAAGATTCCACTGATACATACCCGTCACCTGACGCCAACGACCGCCAAGACCACCGCTGGTGGCAATGTCAATCGAGTCGTCTCCCTGCGGGTACTCTTCAATGAAGTAGTCTGTGGGCTGCGGTTTCCAACCGTGCGTCGGTCCGCGATTCGGAGCAAGGATTGGCCATTGCTGCCCTTCGCCTACGCCATCAAGAGCGGCCAGCACCGTGCGCAACGCCGTGAGCGCCTGCGCGCGGACAGACAAGGTAGTGGTCACTGTGCACCTCCCTGCGCGTTGCTAATCGCAGTTCGTACGATGCGCGGCCACGCCATCACCACGCCCTTCACCATCCCGTATTGATCTTCCATATATTTGGCATAGACCGCTACGAATCCGATGGTCATCGGCAGATAGTGCTGCACGGCGCTCTTGGCCGCGACCATCACGCCTGCGCCGCCCGTGCTACCGGCCCACGCTTTCTTCTGAGCCAGATTCTTCGCACGCTCTGGCGGGTCAACCGGCGGCACGCCGAGCGTGCTGCCTGTGCGCGTGGCGCGCATATAACCCGTGTCCACGGGAGTTCGTCCGCCGTGCTTCACGTCCTTGGCCAGCATTGCGTCGGCTTGCAGAATGGAGTCGAGATACACGCGCTGCGCCTTGTCCGCAATCTTGCGCGGAATGGTCACCTTCATCTGCTGCGCGAATTCGGTCGGCGTAGCCATTGCGTTAGGCTCCCAACTGAATGGTCCACATCTGCGGCACCGTCATCGTCGTGTTCAGCGTTTCGACTCCCACGATGCGCCAGTCCACTCCCGCCACGGTGCACATCATTCCGGGCAACGGGTCCCACGCGCAGTCCTTGGCCGCAATCAAGAGTTCACGAGTAAAATCAACTTTGTCAATCAAGCCAATCTTGCGGTCGTACTCGTTCTTTTTCATCGGCACCGCTACAAACGGCGCAGTGAACGATTGGTCCACATCACCCACGCGCTCGTCGTTGACGTAGTCTAGCTGCGGGGCACTCTTGCGCGTGATGGTGCACGTGCCCTTGATGCCGTCGGGGATGGCGTGAATGGCCGTTTGCACCAGCGCCGCAAGGTCTAGAGACATTCGGTCACCCCCTTAGCGTACGAGTCGTGTGCCGCTGAACGCCGCATAGCCGCTCTCGAGGATTGGCTCAACCACGTCAGCGAAGAACTGCGGTCCGGGTCCGCCCACATCACGGAACTTGAGGGACACCGGCCCCGCCCCGACTGACTCAAGATTGCCCACGGGGTTCAACCCAAACGGGTCGTCCGTGCGCGTGCAGAGCCAGCCCGCGAGTTCGGCCTGCGCACGTTTCAGCACCACGGGAATCTCGTCCACCTTGTAGTACCCGTAGAACGTGCCCACGTAGTATCCGTACGGAGCGCGCACGCCTCCGCGCGGCCATTGCATCGCTTGCGCTGCGCTGATGCGCACGCCCGGAAAGTTGGCGCTGATGTCCACGATGCGCGCCGCTCGAATGAGCAACGCCGTCTTGTCAGCACTCTGCAGCGCGCCCCATTGCGTTGCGTACACGCTCGCGGCCAGCCAGTCGTCCGCTTCCTGCTGCGTGCAATAGCTGTTCGCGGTGCTGCCGCCAATGGTGGTGTCCAACACAAGGGTCATCGCCGGCCTCCCACGCTCCGCTTCTTCGGCTCATTGCGCAACGCCGATGCATCGGGTGAGCGCTGCTCGGTAGCGGTCTTGATGAAGTCCTGCACTTCCACTACGGCTTTCTGTTCCTTCAAGTCCATCGCGCGTTGTGCCACAGCCAGTGGATGGTCGCTGTCAATAGTCACCTCGCGCCCGAACTTCTCGATGTACATCTGCACTATTGCCATCGGTGCTGCTCCCAGTCTGAAGTCCGCAGGGGGCAACCGTGACGGAGGCGTCCCTCCGCCACGGCCCCTGCGGTCACGTCGTGTCACCCGTCACGCCGCAACCCTTCTACCGACTAGTAGTCGGAGAGCCGCCACGCGAGGTTCGGGTCAAGAATCGCCCACCCGTACAGCACGTCCAGCGCCACGTG